GGTTTTGTGGGTTAACGGCATACACGCCCGCAATTTGGATCACATCACCAACGTTCAAATTACCGGCGGCCGTAGTGGCGCTCAGTGCGATTGTTGATGTTTGTGCCCATCCAGATGTTAAAAATCCGGTTGCGGTGCTTGTATTGCACGATAAAACGGCCGTAGGGCTATTGCCAAAGGTCTGGCTAACCACGTTTTGGTCCATTTTCCAGTTCATCCCAGCGGAATCCCTGCCCATCAGGCCCTTCCGATATTGTTCGCCAATGGCTTCTTGTGGAACAAACAAGCCTTTTAATGAATCAACAATCGTTGCGGATGTAAAAGGTTCAACAATACATGAACGGCGGCCATCACGGGGTGCGCCTTCAGCGTCCAAGTATGCGGCGGCGGTCAAATATGTAATCAAACCGGTTGGGGGCGTTCCGGCAACACCAACAATATTGGCCGTGTTGTTTTTGGCCATAACCAATCCATCACGGTCTATCTTATTGGCTATGGCGGCCACAGCGGGTTTCAGCACACGGTCCGAAAACATGTCGAGGCTCAAAGCCAAGTCTTGGGTCGTGAACTGGGTGTCAACGTGGAATTGCGTTGCCAATGTTACGGGCACGCTTGTCTCGTTGAAGTCTTCAACATTCAATGCGGGACCCGTGGTACCGATGAAGCGGCCAGGTCTCCTCACATTGACGGTATTGCCGATCTTCGCGCCAACTACTGCAAACTGGTCGTCGTAGTTGCGATCAACTTCGCTTGTGAACGTAAGTTCATTTTCCAAAACCATCAGAGCTTCGTTGGTGATTTTGGATATCGTTAAGAGATTATTACTCATTTGATTTCCTTTGAATTAAAAAACTATCGAATTTTTCCCGCTTTACGCGCTTCTTTCCACGCTTGGTATGTGCCGTGAAATTCACCACTAGAATTAATGGGAATATCCGCAACACCACCACTTGGCTTCAATCCGCGCACCGGTGCGGGTGCTTTACTTGTCTTCACCACAGTATCTTTTTCGGGTTCTTTCCGTTCGTATAGCTTTTCCAACTTTCCCAATTCAACCAACGCTTTTCGGGTAGGCATGGCCGCCAACTTTTGCGCATATTCCAAATCTTCCGCTAGGTGATATAGGATTCTTGGGCCTACATCAGATTCCAATATGGAATCACGGATTTCATCGGAAACAACAACATTAGCCGTTGAAACCATATCATCGTAATCGGGCAATTCCGCCTTCACTTTATCTAACTTCTCCGTCCAAGATTGGATAACCTTTTGACGTTCTTCGTTAGCTTTGCGATTGGCTTCTTGTTGATCCCGTTCACGCAATGCTTTTTCCGTAGAAAATTCCGCTAATGCCTTTGCATATTCAAACGCATCTTGGAACTGCCCTGGTTGTGGTTCATTATCAACGCTCGGCCTTTGTGGTGCCGCCTGTTGCTCTAACGCCTTCAACCTCGCTTCCAACGCTTGCCTTGCTTGGCGTTCCGCTTCCGCTTCTTGCTTCGCTTGTTCACGTTGTTTAGTTAATTCGGAAAATCTTCGTTCTAACTTCGGATTCGCCTTCTTTTCCTCTATGGATTTGGCTTCTTCTTGCACTTTGGGTTCATTCTCAACCGCTTCGGGCGATGGCTCGGGAGTTGTCTCAACCGCCACATCATCCGCTTGGTTAGCTAAACCTAAACGATTTGCATAAAATTCCGCCGCATTTTCGCTAGTGAGCACTTGGCCCGCTTCTTTTTCTGACATAGGTTTCCCTAAGAATTAACCCGATTTGCCTAATCGGTAAGGTTTTGTGTAATGTTTACACGAAATACTTAATTTGTCAAATACGACCATTGCGTTTATGTTCATAAACGACTTGTTCTTTTGATCCAGTATTAAAATTTTCTTTGTATTGTTTATTATTTAAATCATTAAGAGCAGCTTCAATTGCACCTTTTCTACCCATTTCTGATTTCATTTTTTCAAATTTGGGATGAGTTTTAGCTCTTTCATGTTGTTCTTTAGCATATTTTTTTGCTAGTTCTTTTTGTTCATTTGTCATCATCATATGGCCCTTTCTATGGCTTCAGCTTTGGCTTCACGTTCGCTTATATGGTCTAAATGGGCCAAATAAACGGCTAAATTAGATTTGATTTGTTCGATTTCCAATTGGGTTTGTGTCTTAACCACGGTGTCTTGCGCTTGCGTATGTGTGCGCATCAACATATCGCGGTGTTTTTCTTGATCGCGCAATTCAATATCGTGGGCACGGTTGGTTTCTTTAATCAAGGTGCGCTTGGTTTCCGCATCTTGCTTCATTTGTTCAACATCCGAACGGTTCTTCAACATCAATTGCATGGCTTGTAATTGTTGTTGTAGTTGTTGGATGGTTTGTTTAGATTGCGCCAATTGCATTTGAACTTGTGGCGGAACGGGTGATTTATCATCGATTTGCGCCAATGGGTTAGCGGCCGCCAAACGATCGGCAATCACTTCGGCCCCTGGAAAATCCATATTCCTAAAGATCAAATCACCGGCAACGTTCATCAAATTGGGATCGGCCCCCAACAATGGCATCATGGTTTCAACGGCTTCAATGCGCTTTGAGTTATATCCTGGGCCGGTATCCATAACAACATCGTATTCTCCAACGGTTACATCGTTAAGAATCTTTTCAACGCCTTGTTCATCCGTGGCTTTCTTATTGATTTCAACCAAATCGGGCTTGCCATCATCACCAATGATGCGCATAACACGGGCGTTATCATAGATTTTGGGGATCAAATCCAAAATAACACGGGCGGTGTGCTTGATTGATCGTGTTAAGTTATCGTAATAGTGATAGTTAGATAGATCAATTTGTTGTTGTTGGCCGTTCAATGCCTTGCCGCTAATGTTGCCGGTTGGCATTTGATTGGGATCAAAGATACCCAAAACGGCTTGCATATCGCTATTGATTCCATCCGCGGCGGCCATAATACCGGCGGGGGGCGCTTCCGGTTGAATGCGTGTTGGTGTGGGTGCGGGAACGCCTTCAATGTCTTTTTGCTTGTATCTAAGCACGGGCATTGATTTAATGTTAGCTTGCGCCCATTCGTTTTCGTGCCCTTCGTCTTGGCCTTCCGCGATCAACCACTTGGCCTTTGGTGCCAACGCAATGCTTTCGGTTAGTGCGGTTTTCCAAAAGTTATACATCCGTTGTGGGTCTTTGGCCATGCGAACCAAGCCATACTTCTTGCGCTTGTTTTCAACAATGAATTCTTCGCCATAAACGGGGATGATTGGGATGTATTTGGATGCCCATTTACCTTCTTCCAACACTTCCATAGCGGTGCAAATGATTTGCTTAACTTCGCGCTTGAATGATGGGCGTTCACTAATCACATAAATGCCGCGGGCAATCATTTCTTCTTGATCGGGCAAATCGGTGCGGAAATGCTTTTCACCATTGCTTAACAAGCATAGCTTATCCGCCTTGCGTTCGGTATACCAATATTCGGCAATCCTAATGTCTTCACGCATCACCCATTCGGCGTTGGAATCACCCGTTCCGCGTTGGGAAAATCCCGCGCCATCATCCTTGCCTGGATACATTTTGCGGAATACTTCTTTGCTAACCACTTGGGTGATTAGGCATTTTTCGGCATCCGAACCATCCGGTAATATGCTATTTGGATCGAAATAAACCGTGAATGGGTTGTGGATAGGCTTGATGTAGATTTCTTGATCGAACGAATCTTCACGCACATAATCCGTTTCAATGCGCCAATAACCAAATCCCATGCGAACGGCATAGTTAAATGCGTTGTCATAGGCGTGATCGGCATCGGATTGAACTTCAATGTGGCGGCAAATGCCGGTTAGGATTTCGGAAACCTTGGCATCGGATTGGTTGTTCATGCCGTGAACTTTGATGCGCGGGCGTTGTTGCCTTTGTTGGTTGGTTACTTGGCGAACATAGGCATCAATTTTGTTGATGGTTAGGCAAGGGCGGGCTTCCAACGAACGGCTATTTTGGATTTCAACGGGCCATTGATCGCCGGCCGCAAACTTCAAATCTTCCAACGCTTCCGAACGGTTGTTAGTATCGGCATCATTGGCCAACTTTAAGAACTTTTTGGCTTCATCAATCCGTGGATCGAATTCCGTTTGGTTATCGGCCATAAATTACCCCATCCAATTGCTAGGTTCGTAAACCGGTTTTTTAACAACCATCTTTTTAGGTTCTTGGATCATTAACCCAAGCAT